GCGAATACGCGTCGAGCGTGGTTGACGCGCAGATCATCACGGGCTACGACGCCTCGCTGAAGGCGAAGTCGATGGTGCTCTCGTATGCCTATCCCATCGAGACGGGCAGCTTCACCGTGTGGGGACTGGACTGGCTGCAATGCGGGATGCAAGTTCATCTCGTCGAGGAGAACATCGGTATCGACGGCGACTACACGATCATCGCGCTCACGATGCAATGGGAGGACGCATCGTTCGTGCGCTACGAGGCGCAGTTCGGCGCGGCGAAGCCGGATCTCGAAACGGTCCTGCGGCTGCTCGATCAGCGGACGAAGTGGGCGACGTCGAACGTTCCCGTGTCCACCGTCACTCCCGGCCCGCCGCCCGCTGGCAGCGTCACCGACGCCAGCATCGCACCGGGAGGTCTTAGCGCAGCGGTAATCAATAGCGTGAACGCAACGACGATTCAGGGGCAGATCAACGCGAATCAGATCGGCGGCGTCAACGCGAACACGATCATCGGCTCGATCACGTCGAATCAGATCGCCAGCGTCAACGCGGGCGCTATCGTCGGCGTGCTCTCGGCGAATCAGATCGGCACCGTGAATGCGGCGGCGATTCAAGGCTCGATCACGGCGGGACAGATCGGCACGGTCAACGCCGGATCAATTCAGGGTGTCATCGTCTCGACGCAACTCGCGAATCAGATCATCGACAATCTCGGCAAATACGCCGACGCGCTGCGGCCCATCCAGATGATCAAGAACGGCGACCCGTGGCCCCCGGTGATGCCGAACGCGAACTTCCCGCCGAACTCGTTTTTCTACTACCAGCCCGACGGCAACTTCTATCAGGTGAACGCGGCGGGCACGGGATGGGCGGTGAACAACAATCCGCAAGGCTCGATGATGTCGTTCTTCAACATCGGCGCAATGCGGGCGCAGAGCATCGTCGGCCTGATCCTCGCCGCGCAGATCAACACCATCACGGCGGGACAGATCACGGGGCAGATTCAATCGAACCAGATCGGCACGGTCAACGCTTCCGCGATCTCTGGCGGCATTCAAGCGAACCAGATCGCGACCGTCAGCGCGAACTCGATTCAGGGCGTGCTCTCGGCGAATCAGATCGACACGGTCACGGCGGGACAGATCACGGGCACGATTCAGGCGGGCCAGATCGCGAGTGTGAACGCGGGACAGATCACGGGCACGCTAGCGTACAACCAGATCGGCTCGATCAATGCGGCGACGATCACCATCGGGCAGTTGAACGATTCGCAGATCAGCGGCATGAGCGGAGCGAAGCTCACTATCGGCACAGTCACTTCGGATAAGTTCATCGGCTTCGGAATCGACATTGGCGGCGGCACGAATCTGCCCGCCCGTCTGCGCGTGTTGCAGTCGGGTGTGGTCATGGCGCAACTGGGTCTTCTCAGCGAAGTCGGCATCGCGGCGTACGGCGGCTGGTTTCAACTGTTCGGCGCGGGCGGCACGAGCTACAGCAACGCGCCGATCTACACCGACGCCAGCGGGAATCTCTTCATCCGCTCCGCGAACATGAACGGCTCGACGCTCTCCGGTGCGTCGATGTCGAACCCATCGATCAACGTGTCGGGGCAGATATACACCAGTCCTTCGACCTTCGATGCGACTTACTCGACGCTGGCGTGGATCAACGAGCAGTCGCCCGATAAGACGAGCTTCATCTCGCGCGGCCTGGTTTTCTACTACAACAACTCGAAGATCGGTTCCCTCGTGCGCTCTCCCGGTGGCGGCTACGTCGAGATGGAGTTACTCGGCGGTGCGTATGTTCTGATCAACGGCTCGAACGGCGTGCGCTCCGACGCGGGCTACTCCGTCGGCGGCACGCGCGTGATCAATTCGTCGGGGCAGTTCACGGGAGGGATCTCGACCAACTCCAGCATCTTCACGTCGAGCACCGTGCAAGCCAACGGCGGCTACTACGTCGGCGGCACGCAAGTGATCAACTCGTCGGGGCAACTGACGGCGTCGATCAACGTGAGCAGCAACATCGTCACGTCGAGCACCGTGCAAGCGAACGGCTACTACATCGGCGGCACGCAAGTGATCAATGGCTCGGCGCAGTTCGTCGGCTCGGGCGTGATTGTTTCGGGCGGCGTCGGCGCGGCGGGCTTCAACCCGACGGGCTACACGGGCTACACGGGCAACGTGACCTTCCGCGACGGCAACGGCAACGTGTGCAACGTCTGGATCAACGGCGTCAATCAGGGCGCTTTGCAACTGCATTTTCAGGGCGGCGTCTTCGTCGGCCTTGTGTGAGGGAGGGACTATGGAAAACGAACAACAGAAACGCGAAGGCGAAGTCGAGAACTATCCGCTCGACGACGCGCTGATCATCATGCTCGGCGAGATCAATCAGCAGATGACCGCCTTGCAAGCGCAACGGCAAGGTGCGCTCGTGCTCTTCATCCGCCAGCAGAAGCTGGAGGGCAACTGGCAAGTCGCGGAGAACGGGAAGGAACTCGTGAAAGCGCCCGCGCTTCCGCTCAAGACCGCATAGGAGGGACAACCATGTCCACGCAACCGAAGCCGCTGAACTATGCCTTTCCGAACTTCATTCCGGGGCGGCATCGCATCCCGCCGAACTTCAAGCTCTTCCCCGAAGCGTTCTTCCCCGAACTGAAGGCGGCGAGTCTGCCATCGACGCCGCCGATTCCGCCGACGGTGGCGACGGGCGACATCATCACGGCGGGACACGAGAACACCGTCACGACCGCTATAAACGATCTCTGGACAAATGAGCAGTGGATCGCCGCGAACATGCTGGCGGACCCAACCACGGCGACCGGAGACATCATGGTGAGGGGTTCTAGCGGACTCACTCGACTCCCCGTCGGCGGCAACGGACAGGTGCTCACCGCCGATAGCACCGTGACGGCTCTCGGCCTCAAGTGGACGGCTCTCAGCGCGGCTTCCATCGGCGCAGTGCCGACGACGCGGCAAGTGATCGCGGGCGCTGGCATGACGGGCGGCGGATCGCTGGCTACCGACGTCACGCTGAACGCGAAGCCGATGGCCGCATCGGGTGCCGCGCACTCTCCCGGCATGGTCCCCGACCCCGGCGCGACGGCGGGCGCGACTCGCTTCCTTCGCGAAGACGCGACATGGACCGTCGTTAGCGCGAGTGCCATCGGCGCGGTCGCGACGAGCTTTCAGGTGATCGCTGGCCCCGGCTTGACGGGCGGCGGTGCGCTCACGGGCAGTAGCGTCATGCTCAGTGCGCCCGTGATGATCGCATCCGGCGCATCGCACGCGGCGGGCCTTGCACCCGACCCCGGCGCGACGGCGGGCATCACGAGGTACTTGCGCGAGGATGCGACGTGGGTAGCTCTCAGCGCGGCCTCTGTCGGCGCAGTGCCGACGACGACCCAAGTGATCGCGGGACCGGGACTGAGCGGCGGCGGTGCGCTCTCGGGGAACGTCACGCTCTCCGCGCCCGTGATGATCGCATCGGGGAGCGGACACGCGGCGGGACTCGTGCCCGATCCCGGCGCGACGGCGGGCGCGGCTCACTATCTGCGCGAGGACGGGACGTGGGCGGTCCCTCCCGGCGCGGGCGGCGGCATGAACGATCCGACGACGACGCTCGGCGATCTGATAGTGCATGGCTCGGGCGGGACGACGCGCTTGCCCGTGGGCGGCAACGGACAGGTGCTCACCGCCGATAGCACCGTGGCCGCGCTCGGCGTCAAGTGGGCGGCTCCGACGGTCGGCATGACGGACCCGACGACGACGAAGGGCGATCTGATCGTGCATGGCACCGTGACGACGCGGATCGGCGTCGGCGGCGACGGACAGGTGCTCACCGCCGATTCCACGCAGACGCTCGGCGTCAAGTGGGCCACGCCGACGGGCACCGCGAACTACTGGGTCAACGGCGCACTGATCGGCACGCAGCCCACACTAAATCTGATCGCGGGCAGCAACATCACGATCAGCGGCGTCGTCACCGGGAGCCGCGTCGATGTCACGATCAACTCGACCGCAGCGGGCGGTGCGAATCAGACGCCGTGGACGAGCGACATTGACGCCGCCAGCCATATGTTGAGCAACGCGAGTGCTATCGGCGTGGGCACTGGAGCCAACACCGCATGGCCGCTCTGGCTGGTCATCAACAGTGCAAGCTCGACCGGACAGGCGCAGATGTGGAACAAAGCATCCGGTGGAGCCAGCGGCTTCCTACTCGCGGCGGAAGGCGGCACGAACGCTGGCGGCATCATGTTCTGCGGCTCCGCATACGCCGCGCCGACCTGGAGCAGCACGCTCTTCGTCTACACGCAAGGCGCGAACGATATCGGCTTCGGCACGGCCAACGTCGAGCGGATGCGGATCACGAAAACGGGGTTGGTGGGCATCGGCACCGCAGTGCCAGCGCAGCGCGTCACCATCGTCGGCGATGCCCAGAATTGGGCCACGCTTACTCAGACGACTATCTCTATCAGCGACACTGACGCAACGGCGAGCGGTGCGAATGGCGGGCGTCTGCTGCGCATCATGAACCGCCGCAACACGGGCGTGATTTCGCAGAATCTTACCAGCGCGGACGGCACGAATTTTACGCTCGATCAGACCGGGAACGGTGGGCTGTGGGCGTCATTTAACAACGCTTCTTTCTCGATTTCTTTCGCGTCAGCGGGAACGAATCCGGTAGCTATTTCGCCAGCGATTCTCACCGCTGTAGCCACTGGCGTGGGCATCGGCGTGAGCGTCCCACTCAACACCTTCCACGTTCATGCAGCGGCCAATGAAAACTTACTCGTCGGCCAAGCCGTCTCGATTAGTGGGGCGGTTTCAGTCAGTGCCGTCAACGATGCGAACTCAGCCAATACTCCTCTCGAAATACGGGCGAATCCTACTGTCTTCATGGTGGGCAACGTCGGCATCGGAATGAATCCCAGTTATGCGCTTGACGTGAACGGTGGCGCTCGTTGCTCCGGGGCTTTTTTTTGCAACAGCAGTATAACCGCAAGTCAAAATGTCTACGCTAGTGGGAGCGTCCTCGCCAGCGGCGTTGGCAGTACGTTCGGTGGGCCAGCGGGCAGCGCAAGCGCCCCTAGCACCGCGAACACGAACATCCTTCTGTACAACAATTCGACGGTCAACTGGGCCGGAATCGGCGCGGATGGCGGCGGGAACATGTACTTCAAGGTGGGCACATCCGGCTCTCCCGCTGCGGCGGTGACGATTCTGGCGAGTAATCAGTTCGTCGGCATCGGCACGGGCGCGACGACTCCTGCGAATCAGTTGACCATCATTCCCGTATCTAACTTTGGCTCCGCAACGATCACCAGTCAACTCGCAATCGGAGAGCAAAGTAATAACGCCGCCTATCGCTTGAATCTCGGCTACTTCAATGACGGCAACTGGAAAGGATTTGTTCAGACATACATGAACTCGGGGGGCGCTGCGCTCTTACTCAATCCGAACGGCGGCAATGTGGGCGTGAACTCGACGAGTCCCGCATACCCTCTTACCGTACACGGGCAAGTGGCGTTCTATCACGGAACCCAAAGCTGCGCCTTTTTCCAGACCAGTGCCGGGGCTGCTGGATGGCAGATCGGGCGCTCCATCAACGGCAACGACCAGAACGATTTCTTCATCTACAACCAAGCAAACAGCACGGTGGCCGTCAGCATCGTCAATACCAATGTCGCCATCAACACCACGAACACGACCGCACGCTTCACGATCAGCACGTCGGGCTATAGCAGTCCTGCGGCGGGACAGAACAGGGCCAGCGTCTACTTCACGCCGGGAACATGGGGCTTGCAGATCGGTCACTATGCGGCGGGCGACACATGGTTTCAATCGCAGCGCGACGACGGCAACGGCTCGATGTATAACATTCTTCTGCAACCCATCGGCGGCGGCGTCGGCATCGGAATGCAGAGCGGGCCAGCCTACAATCTGCAACTGGCGAACGACTCGGCGGGCAAGCCCAGTGCGAACTGGACGGTGACTTCCGACGTGCGCACAAAGCGCAACATACGGCCCTATCTCGAAGGGCTGAAGACGCTCTTGCGATTGCATCCGACCTCATTCGAGTACAACGGCGAGGCGGAAACGCCGGAAGGACTGGAGCGCGTCGGGCTGGTAGCGCAAGATGTCGCCGACGTGATTCCCGGCTGCGTGCAAAAGATCGTGGCTCACATACACGGCGAAGAGACGGAAGTCCTCGCGCTCAACACGAGCGACTTGCAATGGATGATGCTCAACGCGCTGCGCGAGATCGACACGCGTTTGCGCGAAGCGAATTTATAAGAGGAGGTCAATAAGTTCATGACTTACGAGGAAAGCGCAGCCCTGATGATAGATCTGGACTTCCGGGGCAGAATCAAGGTATCCGCACTGAAATACGCGGATAGCATCATGGGCGAAGCGGAAACGACGCCCGCGCATAACACGCGAGTGCGATGGGCGACCAACTGCATGACGAACCCCGACATGACCGCAACGCAACTTCAGCCGCCCGTCTGCATGGACGCCGCCGTTCAGGCCGACGGCGCGGAGATCACCGACGAAGCGCTTCAGGGAAGCGTGGAGGCGACTGTCAATAAGTTGTTGTAAGCTGCCACCGCTCGACGCATGACAGCAATAACGGAATTTACACAAAAAGAATAACGACTGGTTACATCGTATGGCTGTTTCGTCGTCAGTACATCAATTGCCCCGGCGTAACGTTAGGGAGATGTACCGAAATGAACCAGCAGCCGTCCCCGCTGATGACTGCCCGATGCGCTCGGGCGATGCAGTACATGGACGAGCATTTAGAGGAAACGATCACGCTGGCGGACCTCGCGAACGCGATGGACGTGAGCAATGATCGGCGCGTGGAAGAGGCATTTCACGCGTGTTTGGGCAAGTCGCCGATGGTCGCGCTACGCGAGAAGAAGCTGATCAAGATCCGCGAGAAGCTGCTTCATCCAGACCACACCGTCAACGTCAAGGCGGCTCGTTGTAAGTACGGCCTGTTTCACGGCGGCGAGTTCGCGCGGTATTACTTCGCACTATTCGGCGAGAAACCATCCGATACGTTGAGGCGCGGCAAGGCCGAATAAAAAGAATTAGTATCGGAATTCCGACAGTCCGCATTGACGGTTTTCCGCTATGAATTGCCCTATCGAATCCGTAAATTTTCGGATACGATTCATAGCGTCATGTGCGCGGTAGTCGAGCGCGGTCCCCCCGGCATACGAACGGATGCATGTAGCGGATTTGTGGGCCTTTCGGCAATTCTCCCCCATCCCCACCACAAAGCGCGACATCGCACCCGTTAACACATCACTGCATCAGCAACCCAATTACTAACATCACTCCGCGGATCTGCACCGCTACAAGTGTGCCTACACGAAGCGCATTAGTCACTTAGTGGCAAGTATCTGAAAGCACGCCACTAAGCGCTTGACGCGTTTTTCGCGCGAGTGTATATTCGCAATTTCAAGGGGATCGCACCGAAGACGGCAACCCACTTCACGGCGCGAGGATGACCCCCAAACCGCAGCCGCAGGACTAACTCAGGAGACGTGTGCCAATGGCCCGACTTATTATCGAAGACTCCGAAAAATTTCCTCGGGTGAATACCCGGATCACGCGGGAGACGCTGGCCCGATTGAACTATGCGTGCCAGATGCGCGAGAAGCAAGAGCCGCGCACTTGTCCGCAAGGTACGATTCTGGCCGAACTCATCATGGAGCATCTGCCGCCCGCTCCCGACGGAGAGTTCGCGGAGGTGCCGACGCCGCGCAAGAAAGCACCGAAGAGCGTCAAGCGCGGACGCCCGCCGAAGGCAGAGAAGGCGGCGGCGGCGACGGAGAAGCTCACGGCATGACGGGACGCATCCAGAGCGCGTTCGAGCGGGAACTCTTCGGCGTGCGCTGCGATCAGTGCCGAAGGGTTCCCGGCGTGCGGCTCTTCGACGGCGTGTGGGTCTGCAACGAGTGCGCCGTCGTTCTGTCGGATCGACTGACGGCGGAACAGCTAGGGATCAGCAAATTAAAGGGGAGGAGAGGCAATGGATCAAATCATCCGAAATAGTCTGATGACCGGATCGCGTGCGCCCGCGATCTTCGACGTGCATCCGTTCATGACCGCGTTCGATGTCTGGAATCACTACAAAGGCGGCGTCGAGGTCGAGAGTGAGCCGAACGCACACATGATTCTGGGCACATGCCTGGAGCCGGGAATCATCGAGGCGACGGGGCGAATTCTCGGATGCGAGATCGTGCCGAACCGCGCCACGTTGCGGCACCCGACGCTCCCGCTCGTCGGCGGCACGCCCGACGGATGGGTCAAGGGCGAGGACACCGTCGTCGAGGTGAAGGTCGTCGGCGCGGATCGCTGGAAGGACTGGGGCCACGAAGCAGACGAGATCCCGCTCTTCGTGCAGCTTCAGTGCATCTGGTACATGCTGCTGCTCAACTTCAGCAAGTGCATCGTCGCCGCGCTCGTCGGCGGCTGGCTGCGCTTCTACACGCTCACGCGCGACGAGGAAGTCGAGGGGGTCATGGTGAAGCGCGTCGAGGAATGGTGGGAGCGGTACATCGTCGGCGACGAGCAACCCGCAATGGGGAGCAGCCGCGAAGCCGCCCAGTGGCTCCAGCGGATGCACCCGATGCATCATCCGCCGATCCGCGAGGCGACCGCCGAAGAAGCGCAACTGCTCAACGCTTACGTTGTGGTGCGGATCGCGGAGAAGAAGCTCGCCACGGAGCGCGACACGTTCGAGAATCTGATCAAGCAAGCCATCGGCGACGACGAGGGGCTGCGCTGGAACGACCGGGGCCGCTTCACTTGGCGCAAGCCGAAGGACTCGAACGTCATCGACTACAAGCCGATGGCGATCGCGCTGCTCCACAACTTCGTGAAGGACACGAAGACGCGCGACGACTGGTACGAACTCTACACGCACTCGAAGCCGAACGTGCGCCGTATCCACGTCAGCCATCCGTCACTCGCCGAAGCGATGGAAGCCGCGAAGGAGGTCACCGCCGTATGAATCCGCAAGCACCGATCACCGATCCCGGCGTGAAGAAGGAACTCATCGACGCCGCGACGGAGCAACTCGCCCGCCAGCCGCGCACGCTGCGCGATCTGATTCAGGGGCCGGAATTCAAGGGGGCGTTGAAGGCCGTGTTGCCGCGCACGATCACGCCGGAACGCTTCGTGCGCGTCACGCTCACGGCCATGCTGCGGACGCCCGCTCTCGCCGACTGCTCGAAGGAGAGCGTGTTCCGGTGTCTGCTCGATCTCAGCGCGTTCGGCCTCGAACCCGACGGGCGGCGGGCGCATCTGATCCCGTTCAAGCAAAACAAAATGTGCCAATGCGGGCATGAGATGGACACGCACAAGGGCCAGCAGTGCAGCAAGTGCGAGTGTAAGCAGCGGCGGACGTTGGTCGAATGCACGCTGATCATCGACTACAAGGGATTGGCTGAACTCGTGCGTCGATCCGGCGACGTGAGCTACATTCACGCCGACGTCGTTTACGACAAGGACGAATGGAGCTACAGCTACGGCACCGACGCGCATCTGAAGCACAAGATCGGCGTGGATCGCGGCACGAAGAAGATCGCGTATTACAGCTTCGTCAAGCTGAAGGACGGGAGCGAAGACTTCATCGTGCTCACGCCGACCGAAGTCGAGAAGATCCGCCGGCGGAGCAAGTCGCCGGATAACGGCCCGTGGGCGACCGACTACGACGAGATGGGTAAGAAGAGCGCATTCCGCCGCCACTCGAAGTGGTTGCCGCTCTCGCCGGAAGTGCGCGATGCGGTCGAGCGCGACGACGAAGCCGTCGATATCAGCGGCTGGAGCGAACTGATGACGGGCGACGAGCCGCAGAAGCGTCTCACCGCGCGGGACACGATCATGAACGCGCCCAGTTTCGCGCACGATGCCGGGGCCGATCCGGTGCAGCCCGCCGACGAACCGACAACCAAGCAGGAGTAACGGTCATGCGATACGTCCGAATGGGGCGGAAGCTCGTCCCGTCGTTTCTCACTGAACCGCTGCTCAATCCGCCAAAGGGGGCGTGTACGCGTTGTGGCGGCTCAGGTTCGATCCCCGAGAGCATCGACGAGGATCTGCCCGACGAGATGGTGCCGTGCTTCATGTGCCAGGAGTACTGCAAGACGTGCGCCGACTGGAAGAAGAAGGGTCACGAGTGCAAGGGAAAGGAGAAGAGCCATGCCTGATCTACAGGAAGGAAGAATCTACGACTGGCGGAATACCGCGCTGGCGGCAGTCGCCGACATCAACGCCGCTTGCGCGAAGCCGCAGAGCGGCAACGTGACCGTCGAGCATCTGCGCGACGGCATCCGCAACCTGGAACAGGCCATCGAGCAGATCGAGCACAACGTGCTTTGGGGTGGTTGACGATGTTGAGGATCAGCAAAGAGAAGCGACTGAGGCGCGAGACGCTGGCGACGGATCGCACGCGCCCGATCATCGTCGAGCTATTCCCGTTCTACTGTGGCGTGCGCGTCTTCGGCACGCGGGAATTTTATGCCGTGCCGTGGGACGCGATCCTCGATCTGGGCCGGAAGCTCGACGCCCGCGAGAAGCTGGCGGCGAAGAGGGGCGCATGACGCTACCGGAACAGCGGCTCCAGGAAGCGCGGGATGCGCTTCGCGCCATCGATCAGGGCATGAACGCTGTGCCGCTCTACGTGGCTTCGGGCGAGGACCCGTATACGGCCCTGCAAAAGATTCGTGATTACCTCGCGGGATTCATCGACGGCAACAGCGGCGGCATCGCGCTCGGCGTGGCGTGTCTGGAGCGCGTGATCTTCACGCTGCACGAGTACGAGGCGCGGACGGTTTACGAGAGGAAGCGAGGCGCGTGATGCATCAGTGGACCTTCACGGCGCGTAGTCCTACTTGCACGGTTTCGACGTGCGAGAAGTGCGGACTCTTGCGCATCGAGACGTTAAGCGGCGAATACTACTTCACGCGCATCGACGCGCAGCACGCGCAATGCCCGTCGCCATATCGGGAGATGACATGAAGCTGATCGAGACGCAGTGGAACGAATTCCGGCGGAAAGTGCTTCCGAAGGAAGCGGGCGACGTGCAGCTAACCGAGATGCGGCGTGCGTTCTTCGCGGGCGCATGGGCGTATTACTCGCTTGTGATGAGCATTCTCGATGTGGGGGAGGAAGCGACCGCAAGAGATCTCGACATAATGGCCGCGCTCGACGCCGAGATGCGCGAGTTCGCCGAACGCGTCAAGAAAGGATGGGCATGAGAACGGAACGAACGATACGACGCGTCGAGAGCGGCGACACGGGCGTGTGCCGCTGCGGGCTGCGGCGGGCGTACATCGCGCTCGTGACATCCGCGCGGGAGAATCGCTTCGGCCTTCTGCGTCCGGTGACGATGCACCGTTCGCTCTGCACGCAGCACGCGAAGAGCTACGCGGCCCAGTTCCATCTGGAGATGCCGAAATGAAGCGGTTGTCACTGTCGGCGGCGAGACGATGCGAGACGGCGGCAACCAACCGTTGCAAGTGCCGATGCGGCGGGCTGCTGCACGGCAAGCTACGCGGCGACGACGCGGAGTTCTTCACGGGCTTGCCGCGCGACGATCCACATCACGCGAAGCCGAAGCGCGTATCGAAGCCGCGCGTGCTGAAGCGCGACCGCGTGCCGCCGCTGTTCGAGGGATTGGAGGGCAATGAATGAGCATCACGGTCACACTCACATGGTTTGAGCACGAGCTTGCCGCATTCTGCGGCGTCATGCGAATAGTCGAATCGCTACGCATGGGCTTGAAGCATCTCGACTGGAGCGGCGATCAGAATCTCAACGACATCCAGTCGGCGGGCGCGGAAATGGCCGTCGCTAAAGTTCTCAACCGCTACTGGTGCGCGGGCGTCAACGCGTTTAAAGACCCGGATGTCGGTCGCAACATCGAGGTGCGTTGCACGAAGTACGCCAACGGAAAGCTGGCGATTCGCGAACGCGACAACAATGATCGGCCCTTCGTGCTCGTGCGCGGATCACTTCCCACCTTCGAGGTCGTGGGCTGGATCTACGCGCGGGACGCGAAGCAAGAGCAATGGAAGAACGATCCCAATGGCGACGGCGAAGTGTATATGGTGCCGGAAACGGCTCTGCGGTCGTTCCCGCTGAAGCCGAACGGGGAGCCGACTCTATGACCGACGACAGGAGACTTTATGAGCAAATTCGGCGCGTTTTTACCGATGAGGAAATCCGTAAGCTCGGCGAGGATCTCGCGCAGCAGACCCAGAGCCTCATCGACCTTCGAGTGCAGAAGAGCAGCACGCTTGCTGCGCTCTCGGCGCAGATCAAAAGCGTCGAGCAGTGCGTCGGCGAACTGACGGGCAAGATCAACAACCGATGCGAGATGATCGCCGTCGAGGTGATCGCGATGCTCGACAATCCGCGTCCCGGCATGAAGGCACTCGTGCGCGTCGATAACAACGAGGTCGTGCGCTTCGAGGCAATGACGAGCGCGGAGATGCAAGGTAGTTTCGGCTTCAAAGTGGACGACGAGCCGGAAGACGACAAGAGGTGAACGAATGAGCGCAACAAACAATACACGGCCAACGGTAGTCTGCCTCTGCGGCTCGAACCGCTTCTGGCGCGACTACATCGAGCAGAACATTATCCTCACGCTGGCGGGATGCATCGTGATCACCGTCGGCGGCTTCATCACCGACGACGTCGCCGTGCCGCCTTACATGCGCGTCGAGGCGAGTAGGGAGCAGAAGCAGAAGCTCGACGATCTGCACTTGCGCAAGATCGACATCGCCGACGAGGTGCTGATCTTGAACCGGGGAACGTACATCGGCGAGAGCACGCGGGCGGAACTGAAGTATGCGCGAGAGCAGCGCAAGCTCGTGCGCTTTCTGGAACCGCCGAAGCCGGAAGATTGGGAGATTCCGCGCTGATGTTCGATCCCAAATGCGAGGAACTCGCGCGTCACTTTCTCGTCGAGCACGGCGCGAACGAGTTACAGATACAGGCCCTCGCCGACGAGATTCAGGATGCGATAGAGACGTGGATGTTCGCGCATGGCATCGAGGAGGGGGTCGAGTGATGGTAAAGCACGCCGGATCAGGCGTTTAGGCGTTGTTGAAACTATGATAAACTTGACAGTACATGAACACACTGAAGAAAACAGCGACCCGGAGCACGAAGCGCACCGGATCGCCCACGAAGAACATGAGCGGCCTCCCCTACGGGACGGGGTCGATCCAGAAGAGAGGGCGCGTTTATTGGATGATCTATCGCAACGTGAACGGCGACGTCGTCGCCGCCAACACCGGAACCGACAATCGCGCGGATGCGCAACGCATTCTCGCGCAGCAAGCGCTCGTCACGCTGAGAGCGCGGATGCACGCGCTCGTCGCCATCATCGAGAGCGGCAATGAAGCCACGTCGCAAGCGAGTGCAGAAGCCGCCGATCAAAGCGGACACGAAGCTCGGCACGGTGACGAACCCGGATCTCGCCGTCGATCTGTTCGCGACGATGCTCCAGAGCGTCGAGATCGAGCGGCAAAGGCAACCGCGAAAGGGGGACGCCGCTAATGTCCGCGCCGATGATGAAAGCAAATCTGCTCGACGTGCTCGAACTCCAGCGCGTGAGCACGAATAAGCAAGACCTGAAACGGCAAGAGTACGATCTCGCCGTGAACCGCAAAGAGTACGGCCTGAATGCCGTTCGCACGTTCAAGATCAAAGAGAGCGGAGAGAAAGTACTCTCCACCGACGAAGTCGCCGAGATCGTCGCCGCGCTTCCGCGCGTAGCGGGCATCAACGTCTCCGCAGTTGACCGCATCGCGCGACCGCAAGGGTTCAGCGATCTCGGCTTCTTCCAGATTTTCGTCGATCTGAAAAAGACGATTTGGAGCAAGCGCGAAGGCATGATCGAGCCGTGGACGCCGCGCGGACGCAAGACGCTAATGTCGGCCCTCATGCAAGCCGGGAACGAACTGAGCGACTTGAAAGATCGCATCGCGTCGAACCGCTACAAGATGCATGAAGAGCGCAAGATGTGCAACCCGACGCCGCCGTACGCGCTGATCTACATCGACAAGTACCTCCGCGATCAAGACGGGAAGTATCACTTCGACGCCAAGCCGCAGAGCTTCATCGAAGACCCCATCGAGTCGAGCGTCCCCGGCCTGACGAAGCAACAAGTCGTCATCAACGTGTTCAATTGGCGCTATCACAATCGCCTGAAGATCTCGAAAATTCTGAAGCGGTTGAACACGAGCGGCGTCCTCACCAACGGAAAGAAGGGGCAGTTCGAGCCGGGGTTGTGGAGCCGCACCACCATCCAGCAGATGCTCCGCAACAAGCACTACATCGGCGAACACTGGGAGAACGGCGTGCTCGTGTCGTCGGACTGCCCGCAACTGATCAGCCGCGAAGTCTTCGACGGCGTGCAAGAGATGTCCGCCGCAATGAAGCGCGAGTCGAACGGACGCAACACGACGAAGAACCTCCTGTGCGGCTTCCTCAAGTGCAAGCATTGCGGACGCAACTACCGCACCACATCGGGGCGCTATCCCGCGTACGTGTGCGGCAACTTCGACTACAAGCGCGGCACGCAGATCTGCCGCGCGAACGCGCAGATCCGCACCACGAAAATTGAGAACGTCGTATGGGCCGCGATCTGGGCGTTTCTCACGCAGCCCGATCTTCTGCTTGCCAACGCGAAGGCGTATTATGATGCCTTGCCGACGCCAGCCGGAACCGCCAAGCTCGAAGCCGAAGCCGCCGCGCTCAACGCGAACATCGAGCGCACGCAGATGATGACGCAACTCGGCACTTGCGATTTCAAGAAAGGGAACGCCGACATCCTCGCGTGGATGCTGCGCGTGAAGCAGATCGAAGCCGAACTGAAAGCATCGGGGCGCGTGATGACGTTGCCCGCCGCGAGTCTGATCGAAGCCGGATGCCGGATGATCGCCGACGCGCAGTTCGAGCCGTCGAAGTTCGACACGCGCCGACCGATCCTAGAGAAGCTCGTCGATCTGAAGTTCACCTACGACAACGGAGTCGTAGAAATCGAGGGGAAAGTGCCCGTCGCCGAAAAAGCACGAAAGTGCGATAGGCGTGTTCACGGCGATATCACTTCCGTGCTGTACATCCCCTTCTATCTAAAGGAACGGGTTGCGTGACGGACCTGTTCTCAGCACCGGGGGCCGCTCTGCGGCCCCTTTTTTTAGGAGCACCCATGAAATGCCCGACGTGTTCGCGCGACATTCCGAACGGCAAGCTCGCTTGCATCTACTGCTTGCAAGAGCGCAACCACGGAGCCGCGCTCAACCTTCAGCTTTACCCGTTGCAGCAGATGAAGGCGCACCGCTCCATGCTCACCGTGCGTCACTTCGACGGCGTCCGCCACGCGCAGATGGTCGGCGTCGAGCGCACGTTCTGCTACCAGCCCGTCGAGACGTACCACCGACGCGGAGCCACGCCGCTCGACAACTATCTCGCGTACGACGAGCGCGTGTGCGAGAAGTGCCAGCACCAGATCGCCGCGCTCTTGCAGGAGGTCGCCAAATGTTCCGCGTGACGCTGAAGAAGACGCAAGTCGTCGCCGGATCGCTGCACTATCATCTGGTTCTCTGGAGCTTTCGCGAGGGCCATTGGTCCGCGTGCGGCGTGCTCATTCTGTACGAGGCGGAATGGGTCGAGCTTCTTCGTATTTGCGAAGGCTTCCATATCGAGGTGGTCATCGGTGAGGCACTTCCGACTGCATCCGCCTAATCCGCGTCTCGTCGAGAACGACGTCGAGCATCAGTGTCTCGATCTGCTCCGCTTAAAGCGCTACCGACCGGAGCGTCTGCACGCGGGCCTGTTCAAGTCGCTCGACTATCGCCGCTTCATTAAGGGACACCCGAAGGGCACGCCCGACTACATCGTCGCGCATCCGACGTTCCCGGCGTTTTATCTGGAGGTCAAGCGCCCCGGCGAGACGGCTTCGCCAGAGCAAGAGCAGAAACACGTCGAGCTTCAGCTATGCGGCTTCGCCGTCGCGACCGTCGATAGCATCGACGCGCTCGTCGCGTGGCTCGACATCAACCGAAAGGCATCGCCATGCTGAGAACCCGACAAATCAAACCTGGAATCGTGACGAATGAAGAACTGTGTGCGCTCGGCCCCTTCGCCTACATTCTGTTCACTGGCCTCTGGATGCTGGCCGACAAAGAGGGCCGCTTCGAGTGGCGACCGAAACGGATCAAGGCGCTGCTCATGCCGATGTGGGACGAGATTTCCTCAGAGGTTGTGGAAAAACTTCTGGAAAAACTGTGGGAGAGTGGCTTCATTTCGCGCTATGACGTCGATTCGCACTTGTACGGAACAATCCTAAACTTCGGAAAACACCAACATATTCATCCGAACGAGGCAAAATCCGACTTGCCCGCGCCGACTGTGAGGGGAAGCAGAAACGGCCAGGAATCAGCGACTTCCGAACGCCAGGAAATTACCGGGAATTACCGGGAATTACCGGAAAAGGCGCTCTTGCCTTCTAGTGTCTTGCCTTCTAGTCGGCGAACGCGCGTAAACCCTCCGGGGGAAGTTTTGCACACCGACTCGAAAAACTCGCCGCCGACCCCTTCGGGGCAACGCAAAACATCAACGCCGGAACGCAAGCCGCCAGCACGGGAACAGGACGGTCCCCGAGAAGCCGCGCCGAAAGCAAGGGCCGCGCCGACGGACTTCTGGCCCCACAAGCCGGAAGACGTGAGCATCCTTCGCGAGTCGCTCGGCGAACTCGGCAAGCAATGCGGACTACCGCCGCCCGACGACGCGATCATTCGGCAGATCCTCGATGCAGGACGGGGCGCGGACGGTCGAGCAATACACGATCTGCTCGTCGCGCTCTCGCATCGGCAGAAGTTCAGGGACATGCGTTCGTGGGGGCTGGTGCCGCTGCTCGTGAAGCAACACTCCCATGCTGCATGAACGCTTAGGCACAAATGCGTCGGAATTCCGATATCATTTGCGTGAAGTCGCTGTATTGAGTTCATGTAGCTTAAATACAACGTGCTTGTGGCAAGAAATACAAGACACGTTGCTAAGGAGACTAAACGAATGATGAAGCGAGACGAAGAAACGACGAGCTACGCAAAGATGGGAGTCGCCGCGCTCTTGCCGGGGATGAACTTCATGCTTGAGAAAATGCAGCAACAAATCGACGAGATGAAGACGATGCTCGGCATCTTGCAAGAACAGCCGACCGTACTTGAAGGTAAGCGTTCAGTCGGACGTCCGCGCAAGATCAAGAGCAGTTGGTCGGACGATCCCGAAGAGCGCAAGCTCGAAATGCAGCGACGGATGAAGATTCGAGAGCAGAAGCGAGTGGCTCACATTCCCGTGTCGAGCAAAGCTCATCCCGATCACGCGAAGTGGATTGAGAAGATTACTCGGCAAAGAAAGCGCGAGTGGGCGGCACTGTCGCCACAGAAACGCCGGGAACGTCTCGCGAGGATGGAAGCGGGCAGAGCGAAGCAGAGGGCGGCAGCAAAGAAGCCGAAGAAGCCGCTCGTCAAGCTTCAAGTTAAAGCGAATCAGGAGGTGGCTGCATGACGCGACTGAGCAACCGACAATACCCGATGCTCCGAATGCTTTATGACAACGACACGAAGGGCTACATGACTATCGAAGACGCTCAACAGTGGGATCAGCGGCCTTTCCGCTCGATGCTCATGCGGCGTTGGTGCGCGTATCGACCGAAGTACGGCTTCCACATCACGAAAGAAGGCAAGGCAGCACTGCACGAGTTCCTAACGACGGACATTGCTCGGAAGAACCCGACCTTGCCACTGACGGCTTACTTCGACGCGACTGCCTACGACTTAAAGCCAAAACGCGTCGTTCACGAGATGGCGCATGGAGCCGCGTGATGCCTGTTCTCGACGATCTAAGCGCGGCTCACCTGATCTCGCTTGCTCATCTGCATCGAGCGTGCGGCGACTGTGGTCGGCACACCGCGCTCGACTACTGTCGCTCGTGCGACGAGTTCTATTGGCTGCATGAGCCGGGATGCGCAATGCACGAGAATCACGAGGGACATCGACTAACCATCGTGCCCTTCGTCGAGGATCGCTCGAAATGACGATCTACTGTCCAAAATGCGACGGCGAGATCAACGGCCTCGTTTCGACGCCGTGGGGCAAGCCGACTAAAGGGGCGGAAGCTCTACGCTTCGCGCCGTATCTCTGCGGCTGGTGCGCGAGTCTGCTAATCATCGACTTCGACGCGAAGCGGCTCTGCACTCTCGAAGCAATCGACAAACTTACCGGAGGGGACATTCTCGCCGTGATGATTGAGAATGCCGCGCTCTGGAGCGAGATCACGCAAGCGCAAAAGCGCATTCTCGCGCTACCTAATCGGCGCAAAGTGAAGGAGTGTGTCAATTGAGCACGCTTCAATTTCAGTTCGGCGTGATCACGGCGACTCCCGCCGCTCTGCTTGCGCTTTCCGTCAGTGGCGACGAGGCGACCGTGTTCATTCGCCGTCACCTCACGGGCGACTGGGGCGATCTCGACGCGCACGATAAACGTCTCAACGATGTCGCGCTCAAGAACGGCGGGCGTCTGTTCTCGACGTATCATCTCGCCGACGGCACGAAGATCTACATCATCACTGAGGCGGATCGCTCGGCGACGACGATCTTGCTACCGGAGGATTACTGAACATGAAGACGGGCTGTTGGTTCTACGGCTATTCGATGTTCGTCAACATGTCGCGCGATGGGCCGTCTTATCCGTTCATGCTGATCCCGACGCACGGCAACCAATGCGGCATCGTCACGGGGTCGCACTCGCCGTGCCGGATGAAGATCGAGGGACTCGAACCCGACATGTCCGCGTGTCCGCTGCTTCGAGACATTCGGCTGGAGGACCGATGACAATGCTCGAATCACTACGCGGCCAGTTGGAGTTCTTCGTTAGCTTCCAGCGCAAGTCGAAGCCTCTCGACTGGCCGTATCCGTTCGTCTCAATCGAAGACTTCGTGCTGCGTCACGGGATCGTTTTCGAGCGATCTCGTGAGCAGCCGCCGATTCCGCCGATTCCGAAAGCGTGCTTCTACCAGTCCTACGTTTTGAGCCAGCGCATCAGACGCTGGATCTATTGCGAAGGCTATGCGCTTACTTCGCACTCTCTCGGAATCGCAGTTCATCACGCGTGGGTCGTCCGCGACGACGATCCGACGCAAGCCGTCGATCTCGCGTGGGAGGATGGCACGCGAGACGACACAACGTATCTCGGAATTCCGTTCCGGCCCGACTTCGTCCGCTCCACGTACAAAGCCAGCGGGCGACGGAGGCTCTACAACGTGCTCGACACGCCGTGGGTGAACTATCCGCTGCTCACGGGCGAGACGCGCATCGAGGATGTCATTTGGACAAACGACCATGAGAATAAAAACGACAACAAGGCCCGACCGCTGCATTCACTGCGGCGACACAAAAAAGAATCACAAGCGCGGACGCGGAGCGTGGAGGTGCAAAACGCGAATCCGCGAGACGACTTGGCACGGCTGGCGTGAAGGAAAGTGTCTCTGCGAATTCTGCGCGAGGCTCGATGCGGCATGAAGATCGCGCTTCCCTGACGACGGCGACGGATGATAGGCTGAAAGCGGTCAACTTCGGTTTGCAGACTCGATGCCCTTCGAGTGCCGCATCCTCCGCACGGGATGCGGCTTTTTTCATTTCACGTCATGGCCGCAACGGAAACGAAAGCTCACATCGTCGAATCAAAATATGAAACTCTTCGTTTTCTTCGCAATCCTCGCAAGCGCAATCGCGCAGTCGCCGACGCCGACGATCAAGATCCGCACGGGCTTCGACAAAAAGCACAAGCCGCTGTATGCGACCGCAGAAGTGCGCAGCGGCTACATTCTGACGGCGAGTAAGGGCAAGGGCGACTCGCAATTCATCTACAGCCACGGCACGGTGCCCGAAGTGCAAATCCCCTTCGCCGCTTACTCGATCTGCGGCGTCGAGGCCACCTACGCCGTCGGCCAAGCTCGGCCTACGCGCGTTTGGGAAGCACGCTCCGACGTGAGCTACGCGGTGTTGGGGCAGAAGCTGTACCTGATTCCGCCGACCGCGCTTGCAGCGGGCACGCTCGACGATGCTCCGCTCGACATCCTGAGCCAGTCGGCACCAATGCCGAATCTCGACGCGCTCAGACAGGGCAAGTAAGCCAAATCCCGTTTCGCCGCATCACCGCCGCGTCTTCCTTCGGGGAGCGCGGCTTTTTTGCGTCTGGGGCCGTTTTCCGGCGCGTTTCCACGCGCGGACGGGTCTGGATGCGCTGTAGCCCGCCAAACCGCCGAGAATCGGCATTCTACGGGCCGTCGCCAGTCGAGAATTTACACTCCAGGCTCTTCCGGTGAGCTACCCCAGTCCGAAGCGGGCTTTCCGGCACACTTGCCAGCCACCACGGGCGCGGGTATCATGAGTCGGCAACCCTTCGAGCCGTGTGGGACAGGCTCTGAAAGCAAGCGATAGCATCCCGCCTACCTTTTGCGCGTGCCATCAGTGCGCGTGAACACATCGTTAGTTCAACTCGCGAGGAACAACACGAATGCAGAATGCAGTTTTCGGACTATTCGTCCCGATCTCTGGCGGTGGTGGTGGCGGTGAAGTTATGCCGCCGATCTACTATCCGCCGCACCCGTGGTTTCCGGGGCATCGCCCGCCGCACGTCGGCGGTGGTCCGATGCCGCCGCAGCAGCCTGTCGATCCGGGTTACGGCGTGCCCGCGCCACCGCTCGGTTTCTGGGGCGGCACTCCACCGGACTACATCGGCGGCGGGCCAATGCCGGGATGGCCGGGGCATCCGGCGCACCCGATCTACCCGACGCGGCCTGTCGATCCGGGTTACGGCGTGCCCGCGCCACCGCTCGGTTTCTGGGGCGGGCTTCCGCCCGATTACATCGGCGGTGGTCCGATGCCGGGACGCCCGCCGCACGTCGGCGGTGGTCCGATGCCGGGAAATCCGCCCGTCGCTGGCTGGCCCCCGGTCGCAATGCCGCCCATCTATCTGCCGCCCCCGTCGTCTGGTGGCCCGCCCGCGCCAGATCCTCCCGTGCAGATATCTTTACCGATTGTCGTAGGCTGGACGCTTCAATTCATTCCCGGCATCGGTTGGGTGTTGGTCCCGCCGACTCCCGGCGCAGAGCCGCCCGCGCATGTTGGGGGTCAGCCGCCCACACCAGAGCCGAAGACCACCTTCTAGCAAGTGAGTCGAGCATTTCATCAACGTGTTGCGCTCATGACGACGACGGGTGAGCATCTGCGCTACGTCCCTAGCGCAATGGCGCAAGCCCTCGTCGTCACTGGCGCGGCATCTCTCGACCAATCCGTTGGCCGCGTACGGGGAATTTTATTGTCCCGTCCCGCTGCATCTTTCGCGCAGCGCATCGGCCCGCCCACCGACGGCGGTCTGAGCGTGCGCTTCACGCGCTGGCAGCGGCTCGACGATAGCGCGTGCCGCGTGATCGAGCATCACCCACGATGCACGTATGACCGCAGCAGTGAGTAGCACGAGGACGAGATGCCGGAAGGCGCACACCGTGAATGCTCTCATCCAACTTGCCGCGAGTATGCAACGCATGGCGGATTCTGCGCAGCGCACAACGCACGCACTGCACGGCCTGAGTTTCTTAGCGCAGATCGCACGGTCAACCCCACGGGCGCACGCTTCCGGCGACTGCGCCACTCCTTCCTCGTGCGCCATCCGGTGTGCAATATGTGCAAGCGCGAAGAGAGCACCATTCTCGATCACGTCATTCCGCATCGCGGCATCGCGTTGCTGTTCTGGAATCAGCGCAACTGGCAAGGCTTGTGCGTTCACTGTCACGCCGTCAAGACCCATCGCGAAGTGCTCGGTCATGACGCGTAGCATTCCGGCGACAGATCGGGAAATTTCTAGTCTCCCCCTCTTTTCGTATCCGGTGCCGATAGCATCACCGCTCTTGCCGCACGATGCGCTTGCTCTGTCGCGGTCGTCGGCAATGCTTCCTGTCAGGCGCACAGTTGCCGTCATCGCAGGACAGGATCGAGCGCGGCGGGCTTCATCCGCTTGCCGCGCTCTTCAGATTCTCGCCGTCTGCCCCGGTAGGGGGACGTCCAAAACATTCCAACGAACCGCCGGGAGGCGTGCGCGGAAGAATTTTTGCGCCCGCCAGAAAAACTCAGGGAGACGTCTGTGAGCCGCGCGGCCCGTTTCACCGCTCAAACACTCGAACCGATGCCGACCAACCCAGTGGTGAGCCGTTTACCCGTGAATGGCGGCACTTCTGACGGCATTCTGCGCGTCGAGCTTTGGGCCATCACGCGCGTGATCCCGTACGCGAGGAACGCGCGGAAGATTCCGCCCGCCGCCGTCGCGAAGGTTGCGGCATCGCTGCGCGAATTCGGATGGCGGCAACCGATTGTGGTCGATGCCGACGGCGTGATCGTGTGCGGGCACGCGCGGCTTCTCGCCGCGCAGCAACTCGGCATGATCGAAGTCCCCGTGCATGTGGCTCACGATCTGTCGCCCGCGCAGATCAAGGCGTATCGGCTGATGGACAATCGCTCTCACCTCGAAGCCGAATGGGACGACGCGCTTCTGGCCGTCGAGGTCGGCGAATTGAAGGGCATCGTCGATCTGTCGTTGACGGGGTTCGACGCCGCCGAGATCGACCGACTGATGCGCAGCGATCCGCTGGCCGCGCCGGGAGACGCGCCCGTCGAGGAAGCGAGAATCGCCTTCGGCGTGATCATCGAGTGCGCCGACGAGACGGAGCAAATCGGACTCCTGAAGGAATTCGCCACGCGAGGACTGCAATGCCGCGCACTCATGTAATCCGCGAGACGACGCTGATGCGCTCTCCGCGCGTGATGCAACTGTCGGCGCTCTTCGACATCGCGCCCGAGAAGCACATGCGGCTCGAATGGGACGCCGATCTGCCCATCGAGCAGCGCGACTGGAACGTCGGCCTGATCGTGGGTCCGTCGGGCTGCGGCAAGACGAGCATCGCGGGCGAACTCTTCGGCGTGTCGATGGTCGCGGGCTACGACTGGCCGCGCGATCATTCGGTGCTCGACAGCTTCCCCGAAGCGATGCCCGTGCGCGATGTCGTCGAAGCGCTTTCGAGCGTGGGCTTCAACTCGCCGCCCGCATGGCTGCGTCCGTTCCATGTGTTGTCGAACGGCGAACAGTTCCGCGTGACGTGCGCCCGCGCCCTCGCCGAGAATCCCGCGCTCGTGGTGCTCGACGAGTTCACGAGCGTGGTCGATAGGCAAGTCGCGAAGGTGGCCGCGCACGCGATCCAGAAGACCATCCGCCGACGCGGACGGCAGTTCATCGCCGTCTCGTGCCACTTCGACATCGTCGATTGGTTACAGCCCGACTGGGTCTACGAGCCAGCCACGGGCGCGTTCCAGTGGAGGGAGCTTCAGCGGCACCCGGAACTTTGCTTCGAGGTCCGCGAATGCACTCGCGAACTCTGGCCGATGTTTAGGAGCCATCACTATCTGAGCACCGAACTACAGAGCGCGGCCAAGTGCTTCGTCGCGTGCATCGACGGCCAGCCGATTGCGTTCAACTCAGTGCTGCATCTGCCCCACGCGTACACCCGGAACATCAAGATGGGTCACCGTCTGGTCGTTCTGCCCGACTGGCAAGGCGTCGGACTCGGCGGGCGCTTCGACGACTTCATCGGGCAGTGGCTGCACGAGCGCGGCTACCGCTACCACAACACGGTGGCGCATCCGGCGATCATCGCGTACTATCTGCGCTCTCCGCGCTGGCGGCGTCTCTACGCGGATCACACGAGCGGCAACGGACGGCCCGCGATCCGCGCGGGCAAGGGCGCGAACAAAGGGCGGGCGCACGCGCAATTGCAGACGCGGCGGCTCAACACATTGAGCTTCGAGTACTGTCCGGTGGCTGCTTCAGTGAAGCCGCTGAACCAGATGCAGGAGGTAATCGCATGAAGACGTTTCTCTGCGGCAAGATTCACGGGCTGCGCGTCACCGACAAGAGCGTCGAGTACCACGGCTCCGTCGGCGTCTCGCCCGAACTGCTCGAAGCGGCGGGCATGGAACCGTTCGAGCGCGTGCTCGTCGCGAATCTGAACAACGGTCAGCGATGGTGGACGTACATCATCGTCGGCGTGGCGGGCGAGTTCCGCCTGAACGGCGCAGCCGCGCGGCTCGGCGAGGTGGGCGACCGCTGCTTGCTGATGACCTTCGAGACGGCGCATCGACGCCCGAAGACACGCGTGGTTCACGTCAACGAGTCGAACCAGATAACGAACTGCGAGGCGATCAACGGGCATGGCGATATCGACCTGAAGATCTTCATGCCGACCGACGATCTGGTGTTGCCGTGAGAATTCTCGAACTGGGCAACTACGTGGTGCCAGCCTACGCGGGCATGATTCTCGCGGAGCAAGGGCACGAGATCGTGAAGTGGGTCGGCGACGTCGATCCGATCCAGACGCTGAATCACGGGGACGCGCTCTGGGCCTGGATCAATCAGGGGAAGACGCTGGTCAAGCGCGGTGCGCGATTCGCGCCCGAAGTGCTCGATCAGTTCGACGCCGTGATCGACAATTTCCGGCCCGCAACGCTGGAACGCTTCGGCCTCGATCCGGCGCGACTCGCCGCGACCTACGGCGTGCGATGGGTGAGTATGCGGGCCGACGTGGGCGAGGTGAGCTTCGACGCGCTGGCGCAGATGCGGGCGTGGGGCGATCACGCGCCCTACATGCCGTTCTACATCGGCGACACGAGCGCGGGCTTGTGGCTGGCCTTCAAGCTGCTCGCCAGCCGGGAGTGCGGGCACTTCACGCTCTTCCAGGCGACGTGTCTCGCGAAGCTGGTCGAGGGCGAGATGGTCGTCGCCGTCGAACGCGATGGCAAGCGCGTGCCGTGGGACCGCGATCTCTACGACTACACCGAAGAGGACGGCGTCGTCATCGAGTACCGCGACGTGGTCTACCGGGAGACGCCGCGCGACGATGCATGGCGGGCAGAGCATCTGCGGCATCGCGACGGGCGCTACGTGATTTGAGGGCCGAGATGAAACACGAAGAACGGACCCGGATGATCGGCGGCGTAGCAGTCGGAGCAGTCTTCGGGCAGTTGCTCCATGCGCGTGAACTCTTCGACGCGCAGAACCGGGAAGCGGGCGCGTCCGTTGAGGCTCAATCGGTCCCCGGCCTTGATGTTCCGGTAGCGCGATCCGGCGCGGATCTCGTAGGTCTTCGTGCCCGCCACGATCTGATTGAAGTACTTCTGCTTGATCAAGAGCAGCATCCCATCCAGAGTAGCGCGAGGACAGCATGAGGGGAATGAAGCCGACGCCGACGCCGATCAAGATTCTGCGGGCGGGCGCGAAGCAAGCCGAGAAGCTGAAGAAGAAAATCATCCCGACTCCCGGCGACTTATTCGAGCCGCCCGACTGGTTCAGCGCGGATCAGAAAGAAGCCTGGAGCTACGCCATCGAGAACGCACCGCGCGGCGTGCTGCGGCGGATCGACAAGGCCGTGCTGGCCGCGTTCATCATCGCGCAAGACGTGCATCAGAAGGCGTCGGTGGCGATGCAGCAGACCACGCTCTTGGTCAAAAGCCCGAAGCAGGATTTGCCGATGCAGAATCCGTATCTGCCCATCGTCAATCGGCAGTACCAACTCATGTTGCGCGGTGCGTCGGAACTCGGCTTCACGCCGTGCAGCCGCGCCCGCATCGAGAGCGGCAATGTGCCGCAAGCCCCGGCTGGCGACTGGGAGGATGTCGAGAGCGCATGAAAGGGGAAACGCATGATTAGCCTGAAGCTGGTTCTGATGATCCTGGCGCTGGTCTGTTTTCTGATCGCCGCGCTGAACGTCTCGTGGACGCACGGCAATCTGATCGCGGCTGGCCTGTTTCTGGTGACACTCGCGATGATGATCGCGTGACGGAGGAAGCATGAAAGTCAAAGCTCTGCATGACGTCGTCGTCGGCGTCGAGGAATACAAAGAGGGCGAGATCTTCCAGTGCTCGACGGAGGATGGACAATCGCTGATCGAGCAGGAACTCGCCGTCGCCGTCGAGGAAGAAAGCGAGGACGAAGCATGACGCCGCAGCAGACCTATCGACCCAGTCGGTGCAACTACATCTACGCGTCGTACATCGGCAGCAACGGCGTCTACGAAATGGGGCCGGATGATTGGTCGGTTGAGCGCACCGCTTCCGGCGTGTATGTCATCACGCACAATCTCGGCCACGCGCACTACGTCGCGGTGGTCGCGGGACTCACGGGCGCGAATCTGTCGGAAGGCGCGATCCAGAGCTACGACGAGAACACGATCACGGTCGGCATGTTCACCGCCGGATCAGTCGCCGACGCCCGATTCTCGCTGATTGTGTTCGCCGTGGACTGATGTCGAAGATCGCCGCGCCGACATTGCCGTTCGTCGAGCGTGCGCTAGAGTATGCCCGCGCCGTCGTCGCCGACCAGATTCCAGCGTGCCTCTGGGTCCGCCGCGCGTGCCAGCGGCATCTCGACGATCTGGAGCGCTTCAAGGGAAAGGACTCGCCGTACTACTTCGACGCCGCGCAAGCGAATCGCGTGTGCGACATCGTGCAGCGCTTCCCGCACATCCGGGGCGTCTGGGCGAACGCGCGGAAGCGGCTCGAATTGGAGCCGTGGCAGTGCTTCATCATCGTGGTCGTCTTCGGCTGGCAATGCACGGCGACGAAGACGCGGCGGTTCCGCATCGTCTACATCGAGATTCCGCGCAAGAACGCGAAATCCACACTCACGAGCGCGATTGGTCTGTATCTGCTGGCGTGCGACGGGGAGCAAGGGGCGCACATCGTGAGCGCGGCGAGTGCGCTCCATCAGGCGAAGGTGATCTTCACCGACGCGCAACTGATGGCGAGGCGCGAGGCGGGCTACCGTTCGCGCTTCGGCGTCGAGGTTCTCGCGCATGTGATCGCGGTGCCCGAAACGGCCAGCAAGTTCGAGGCGTTGAGTGCGGAGTATTCGAGCCTCGACGGCCTGAACATTCACGCCGCGCTGATCGACGAGCTTCACGCACACCCCAGTCGGCAACTCTGGGACGTGCTCCAGACGGCGACCGGATCGCGGGCGCAGCCGCTCATCTGGGCGATCACCACGGCGGGCCTGAACCGCGCGGGCATCTGCTACGACCAGCGCGGGCATGTGATCGACATCCTCAACGGCTCAGTCGAAGACGACACGTACTTCGGAATCATCTACACGCGCGACGACGACGACGACCCGTTCGACGAGAGCACCTGGATCAAGGCCAACCCGAACTACGGCGTCTCGATCTACCCGGAGAGTTTGCGCAGCGTGGCGAAACGCGCGATGCAAATGCCGTCGGAGCAGAGCGCGTTTTTCAACAAGCACCTGAACATCTGGGTCAACGCCGCGATTACGTGGCTTCCGGCTGGCGTGTGGGACAAGTGCGCCGATCCGAAGCTCGACATCGCCGACTTCGCGGGTCAGGAGTGCTACATCGGGATCGACCTCGCGCTGCGCAACGACATCGCCGCGCTCGTGATCGCGTTCCCGCCCGAAGGCAAGCGCGACTGGTGGGCGTGCTTCGGACGCTACTATCTGCCCGAAGACACGGTCAACCGCGCCGAGAACGGGCACTACCAAGCGTGGGAAGCGGCGGGCCGACTGACGGCGACACCCGGAGTGATCACCGACTTCGACTACATCATCGCCGCGCTCGGCGACTTCGCCGCGCAGTTCGACACGCGCGAGGTCGCGCTCGATCCGTTCGACGCGGGACCGCTGATCGTGGACATCGAGAAGGCGGGACTGCGCAAGCCCGTCGAAGTGCGGCAGACCGCGCCGAACATGTCGCCCGCGATGGTCGAACTGGAGGGCCTGGCCCTTTCGGGCAAGATCCGGCATGATGGCGATCCCGTTCTCGCGTGGATGATGTCGAACGTCAAGGTGCAGCGGTCGGGCGATCTGATCAAACCGACGAAGGACTCCGACGAGAAGAAGATCGACGGCGTCGTCGCGCTGCTCATGTGCATTCACCGGGGCATGTACCGCTCTGGCCCCAGAGCCGATTACGAGAACCGTGGCTTATGGTCGATCTGATTCAGCGCTTCTTCCCGAAGTTGCCGATGCGTTTCGGGCGCGGCGGCAAGGGCGGCAATAACGGCAACAACGGCACGCACGAACCGGGAGTGCTGAAGGCGATTCACGGCACGCCGATTCAGACGACGGGCGATAGCGGCTTCCGCGCGGCGGGCACGCCCGTGAACACGATGCCGGGAGTCGTCGGCATCTCGCCCGCCGCGAATGCGGCCCTCGCCAGCGCGGCGGTGTGGGCCTGTTGCCGACTGATCTCGACGTCGCTCTCGGCCTTGCCGACATCGCTCTTCAAGATCACGCCCGACGGCAAGGTGCCCGACCTCGATCATCCGCTCTTCGGTCTGCTCACGCAGTCGCCGAATCCGATGATGACCATGCAGCAGTGGCTCCAGCCGTCGCTGCTCGGCCTCTTGCTCTACGGCAACGGCTACACATGGGTGGATCGGCTCAACGGCGAAGTGGTCGGCGTCTGGCCGCTCAATCCGGCACGCGTGTCGATGGTGCTCAATCTCGACGGCACGTTCAGCTACTACTACTCGGACTTTCGCGGCAGGTTCAACGTGTTCAGCGAAGCCGACATCATCCACTTTCGCGTGTTCACGATGGACGGCTACTTCGGTCTGCCCGTGCTGATCTATCACCAGACGACCATCGGACTCGCCAACGCATCGACGACCTACGCGACCGCGCTCTACAACAACGGCGGGCAACCGTCGGGCGTGCTCGAATACCCCGGCGTGTTGAAGCAGCCGCAAGTGGATCGCATCCGGCAATCGTGGTACGACCAGCACGCTGGTCCCAGTAACGCGGGACGCATCTCGGTTCTCGAAGAGGGCACGAAGTACACGCCCATCGGCATTCCGCCCGAACAGCTTCAATACATCCAAGAGCAGCGCTTCAGCGTCGAGCAGATCGCCCGCATCTTCGGCGTGCCGCCGCATCTGATCGGCGCGATGGACAAACCGACGTATGCGTCCGTAGAGCAGCAGTCCATCGAGTTCGTGCGCTACACGTTGTATCCCTACGTGCGCGTGCTGGAGCAAGCCGTCGATAAGGCGCTGCTCGATCCGCAGAATCAATGGCGCTTCAATCTCGACGCCTTCGAGCGCGGCGATATCGCATCGCGTTACGCGGCGTACGCCATCGGTCGTCAGTGGGGCTGGCTCTCCGCAAACGACATCCGCACGAAGGAAGACCTCAACACTTTCGAGGGCGGCGACGATTATCTCTCGCCGCTCAACATGGTCGCGGTTCCGGTGGGGCAAGTGCCGCCGCCGCCGATGCCGCCGAAGCCCGCGCCCGTGAGCACGGGGAAGGAGTAGCTAACGATGCCAGCGATTCATTTGGAGCGGGAGCACAAGACGTTCCCGTTGCTCGATCTGAAAGCCGACGACGGCAAGACGGGCGCGTTCAGCGGCTACGCGTCGGCGTACGCGAAGGATCTGCAAGGCGATCAGATCGCGCCGGGAGCGTTCGCACAGTCCATCAAAGATCGGCGCGGCAAGGTGCCGATCCTGATGAACCACGATCCCGATCAGATGGTCGGCTTCTCGACGTCACTCGCGGAGGACGGAAAGGGGCTGATGCTCAACGGGCAACTGGCGACGAGCACGTCGGCGGGCAACGACATGTACCAGCTTCTGCAAGCCGCCGCCGACGCCGACTTCCGCATGGGCATGAGCATCGGCTTCGACGCGCTCGATTGGGACTGGGGCGACGACGGGCGCACGATCAAGGAAATCAATTTGTGGGAAGTGTCGATCACGCCCTTTCCGGCACAACCAAAGGCTTACATCGCGGACGTGAAAACGTTTCGCGATTTCGAGAAGTATCTGCGGGAGGCAGAGAACTTCTCACGGGCCGATGCGAAGCGCATTCTGCGCTGCGTTGCCAGCCTGAATCTGTCGCCGTGCGGGATGCCCGACGACGCCAACGGTAACAGACTGCTGCGCGGCCTACTCGCGCAGACGGAGAAATAAGCAATGGCTGCACAACCGCAGATGACGCCGGAAGATAAGGCGCTCATCCAGCAACTTCGCACCGAATGGATCGACACGGTCAAACAGGGCATCGCCACGCGCGACAAGGACGGCTACGTCGATTCCGACTGCCGGGAAAAAGTCGAGAAGCTCGACGTGGCGATGAACAAAAAGTTCGACGACAAGTTCGCCGACGTGATGACGCAACTAACGGCCATCGCGCAGCGCACGTCCCGGCTACCTGGAAGCGGCGGTCCCGGCGTGCCCGAAATCAAAACGCTGGCGCATCAGATCATCGAAGCCGACACCTTCAAGAACTGCTCGTTTAACGGGCGCTTCAACATGCAGACCACGGTGAAGGGGCGCTTCCGTCCCGACGTGTTGAAGGCGGCGACGACCATCATCGAGGGCGGGCCGACCGTGATCACGCCGCCCGTCGGCAACTATCCGATCTTCCCGTATCGCGTCGGCCTGATCCCGCAGCGCTTCGCTCCGCTCGTGATGCGCGACGTGGTGCCCGTGATCCCTTTGGACGGAACCAACGCCGTCGAGTACGTTAGCGAAGTCTGGACCGCGCCGACGGCGGACTATCAGGTGCTCGAAGGCGACCGAAAGCTACAGACGGGCGTCACCTACACCGATCACACGGCGAACGTCCGCACCATCGCGAACTTCGTGAAAGTGTCGCGGCAAATGGCGCAGGATGTCGCGTTCATCATGGCGACCATCGAGCAGAGACTGAGCCAGTTCGTGTTGCTGAAAGAGGACCGGGAGATTCTCTACGGCGACAACACGGCGGGACATCTCTTCGGCCTGATGCCGCAAGCGACGAAGATCGCGACCTTCTGGACGCCACCGGGAACGGGCAACACCTTCACGTCGATTGACGAATTGAACATCGCGGCGACTCACATCGAGAACCTGTTCTACTACCCGACCGCGATCATCCTCAACCCGACGGACGAAGCCAAGATCGAAATGCTGAAGACGACGTATGGCAGCTACGTGCTGGCCGACCGCTCTCCGCGCGAGGATGGTCTGCTGCGGCTCTGGGGCTTGCCCGTCATCACCACGCCGAACATCACCGTCGGCGACTTTCTGGTCGGCGCATTCCCCGGCCAGTGCGCGTTGTTCGACCGCGAGACGGTGACCGTAGAGATCGCCTTCCAGAACGAAGACGACTTCGTGCGCAATCTCGTCACGCTGCGCGGTGAAGAGCGCGTTGCCTTCGCCGTCTTCGTGCCGACCGCGTTCGTGTGCGGCCCGTTCCAGTGCCCGCCGTGCGCGGGCGGTGGTCCGTTCCTCGTCGGCGCAAGCGGCGGCACAACGCCGGGAGCCGCAACGCCCGCGAAGAAGTAAATCGCCATGATCATCCAGACACTCAAAGACATCGAGTTCCCCGGTGGTAGCCGCGTCCGCGCCGGGGCGGTGTTGAGCGTGCCGGATGCCGTCGGAGCCGCGCTCATCGAGCAAGGTGCAGCGCGGCTCCGCAACTTACCGGGACCGATGGAGAAGAAAGTCGATCCGACGCTCAACCCCGGCGACCCGTTGCCGCCGCAAGTGCCCTTCGTGCGCGTGCCGACCGATCCGTTCCCGGCGCGGGCCTTCGAGCCGGGGGGATACGAGGATCAGGACAACTTCATCACCAATCAAGTGACGCTCCGCGCGATGTTCGACTCGACGAGCGCGTGGGACTGGGCGAATCAGCAGGACGCATCTTCGCCGCCGCCGCCCGTCACGCCGTCGCCATCCGCAGAGAGCCGCCCGCCCGTGCTCATGCTCGACGAGATCAAGCTGCAATGCAAGATCGAGCCGGATCAGACCGCCGACGACACGCTGCTGGAACAGTACGAAATGGCCGCGCGGCTGCACACCGAAAACTATCTGCGCTACCAAATCGACGACGCGATGGGCGAGAACATCAAACAGGCGATGCTCATGCTGATCGCGCATTGGTATCGCAATCGCGAAGCGGTGACCACGGGCAAGACGAGCGTCGGCGTCGAGATGCCTCTCGCCTATCAAGTGCTGCTCTCTGGCGAACGCGACTATCCGATCTACTGACATGCCACGGAAAGCGGACCCCACACTCGGCGCGGGCGATCTCGACAAACGGGTGACACTGATGCAGCCGCTCTACAACTTGACCGACGACGAGATCACCGGATATCAGGCCGTCTCCGACGTGTGGGCTGCGGTCGATCCCGGCTTCAGCCAGGAGATCAACGAGGGCGGGCGCACCGTCGCGACGAAGCTGGTCGAGATCACGATCCGCTACCGCACCGACGTCGATTCGCGATGGCAGATCGTCGATCACGAGCACACGTATCAGATCCGGGGCATAGCGGACATCGCGCGTCGGCGCGTGCAGCTTCTACTCACTTGCGAAGAGGTCGTATGACACCACCCAAAACGAGAGCAATGACCAACGATCCGCAGCCCGTCTTCGACGCGCTCGACACGTACATCGCGGGCACGAGCTACACCACGTCGAACGCCAGCGTCACGCTCGACGGAAGCGGCACCACGCACACGATGAACTGCCAGGACAAGCAAGGCAACAGCTTCACGTATACGGAACGTGAAGCGGGCGTGCGTGTGTCCATCACTCCGGTGACGGCATCGCTCGGTCCCGGCGAGACGCAGCAGTTCGCGGCGACGGCGACGAATCCCGACGGAAGCGCAGTCGCCTCGCCGACGTTCGACTGGAGCTTGAGCGGCGGATCGCTCGGCATAGTGAGTTCGACCGGACTCTATACCGCGCCCGCGACCATCGCGGCGGGATCGACCGATCTGTTGACCGCGACGTTGAGCGGGCAGCAAGCATGGGCGACGGTCAACATCAGTCTGCACACGTAGGGCAAATGGCACGCGGACCAAAGGTCGGCTTCAAGTGGGAAGGCATCGCGGAACTCAAAAAGACTCTTGCGTCGGCGGGCATCAAGCTCGACGACACAGACCCGGAGATCAAAGCGGCGATTCTGAAACCCGCGTCGGCGATGGTTGCGAACGCGCAGAATCTCGCGCCCGTCGCGCGGGAGGTCGAGGGCAAGGCTGCGGCGAAGTATCCACCGGGAACGCTGAAGCGCAGCATGATCGCAACTGTCGGTCCCGCCAAGCAGCGCGGCGTCTTCATCGTGGCGCGGAAGCGCATCGCGCCCTACGCGGCGTGGGTCGAATTCGGCACGTCGAAGATGTCGCCGAAGCCGTTCTTCCGGCCCGCGCTCTTGCAATTCATGAGCACCTACGTGAACGACATCGCGCCCGACGTGAAGCGGATTGTCGAGACGGCCGTGAGCGCGAACGCCTATCATCCGCCGACATAACATGGTGATCTTCGAGCAGACATTCCGCGATCTGTTAATCCAGACGAACCTCGTCGCGGATCGCGTCTTCCTGATGCGTGCGCCACAGGTGCCGAACACGAAGGCAACGATTCCCTACATCGTGTTTTTCATGGTCGCGCCCGTCGCGCCGATTCTCTTGAAGACGCAGACGGGGCCGCTCGATCAGGTCGAACGGCTGTATCAGGTTTCCGTCTTCGATACGTCGCAGTCCCGCGCTCTCGCCATCGGCGATTCGCTGCGCATGTACCTCGACACGCTTTCCGGCGACTTCGAGAACGTCCACATCGGGCACGCGTTCTACATGACGCAGACGTGGGCGTGGGAGAGCGACACGCTGCTCTATCAAGTGATTCAAGAGTATCAGGTCATGTTCAACTACTTGAATCCCGCACCACCACCCGTAACACCAACAACCGCAAGACGACTCGCAAGACAACCCGTAAGGAGTAATGCAATATGACGCCGACCACGCACACCACGCCGAAAGCAGCGGCGGGAGTAACGATTGATGGCATCCCGGCATTCGGGACGCTCATTCAGGTTCTATCCGGCTCGACGCCCACTGAATCCTACACGACCATCGAGGGCGTGGGCGACATCACTGGTCCGTCGAATGCGATGGCGGAGGTCGATGTGACCTCGCATTCTTCCGGTGCGCCGATCAAGCGCACCGTTCCCGGCCTGATCGACTTGGGCGATCTCGCCTTCCCGTGTTTCTGGAATCCCGCCGATCCCACGCAGAACATCAACTCGCCGTACGGCATGGAGTATCTGTTCTTCAACCGCGTAGTGACGAAGTTTCAGTTGGTCATGCCCGACGTCACGCACCGCACGCGCCAGTTTCAGGGCTTCGTGAAGACGATGGGCGAGGACTACAAAGTCGCGGGCGTCTGCACGCGCAACGTCGCCATCCGCATCACGTCGCCAATGCTCGACGTCGCTTCGCCGATCAAGCTCACGCCAGCGCAGGATCTGAACGTACCGAACGCGGGCGCACCGACGGGCACCTTCGCCGTCGCGGCGGGCGGCGATCAAGCGCCGTGGAGTCCGGTTCGGTACGTTC